CGTTGGTGAAATCATCACCGTGAGAGTTGGTGGATTCGATACGAACTCCACCCTTACGGAACACCTTCGCAGCTGTTGAGAACGCGCCGACGACAACAGTGCCCTTCGGGATGCTGGCAGACACAACAGTGCGAAGCCCCCACAACGATGGGTTTTGCATAATGCTGCCATTGCCATACTGGCCAGCAAAGAACCCGCCACCGAAGTACTGTCCGTTTCCGTCCTTGGACAAACGAATCGTCTGATAGTCAGCTGGGTTGATGACGATGCCGTCAGCAGCGAAGCCGGTGACCTCCTGCACGGCGGTGATGGCCTTGAAGATCAGATCAGGGTCGCTGACCTTCTCTCCCGAAGCGTTCGCCACGGTCTGGATGCCGTCGCGGCTGAGCACGCCCTTGATGGAGTTGCTGGTGCCGTCACCGGAAAGCAACGCAAGTTCCTCACGCAGCTGCAGATCATAGAGCGCGGTCGAATTGATCTCGGATACCACATAATCGGCATCTCCGCCATGTCATCGGTGATCTTGAAGAACCCTGCGACCTCTGCCAGAGAATCGGTCCACCCATGTGGGTTCTGCCAAATGGATCTGAGGCTTTGCGCCGCCTTCCGCCACGAATGCCGTGGATCCCTCGAGCGCTCCGAACACCGGATACTTGATACTGTTGCCGGAAACCGTGCCCGAGCCGAGAATGTCGGCGAACAGGAGCGGACGCTGGTATGGCATGACGAAGTTCGTATCAATGTCGGTAACCAGTGGACCGTAAGCACCATCCGACTGGCCGACATGCTGCACGTCGGTTGCAGCCTTGAACTCGGTGGTCTGGAATCCTTGGGTCTTCGTGTCAAGAACCGTCAGACCCGCATTCTTCAAACTCTTGATGAAGAACTCGCCTGGAGTCTTGGCATCAATAGCATCAGACTTAGCTTCGTTGTCGACCTTGGATTCCTTCTTACCGAGGGAACCGAGCTGGTCGAGCAAAGTCTTCTTCTCCGCAGCCTTAGCCAACTGCGCATCCAGGTCCTTCACTTCGGCGAGGATGCCCTTCAGCGCGGTAACATCATCTTCGCCGAGTTCCTCTCCGTTGGCGATGCGCTCGTTGAACTTCTGCGCCTTGGCGAGTGCCGCAGCGCGTTTCTCCTTGAGATTCACAGTGAATCTCCTTCCTGAGCTGTCTGCTCATAGATGTGTATTAACTGCGACATGGCCTCCACGGACGGATTGGCTTTCCGCTCCTCGACCTTGGCCTGTTCAGGCTCCTCGGTCTTGGCTTCGGCGTTACCGCTGGCTTCCTCCACATCAAGATTGGTTTTCTCCCCATCCAGTTGGGACAGGACATTGTTCAGGCTCTCAGCGGCAGCGTTGATCTGCGCCACTGATTTGCGTAGCGTGCCTTCATTCTTGGCTGATATGACGCGCCCCGCCTTGATCTCGGCAGTCAACATGTCAGCAGCAGATTTGACCGCCACGATTGAGGTGTCCTGATTTGCTCCGACAGGCACGAACGAAGCTTCGTAGACCTTGAGCTTGCGCAACTCATTGGCTGTCTGCCCATCGTCCAGTTCCACGGTCCCCTCATCCAGGACATCAAAAGCAAATGAGAGCTGCGACAGACGCTTACCTTTCACCAGGCGGTACACTTGCGCGGATTTAGGCGAATCCATATCGAATTGCCCCTTGATCCACCACCCGTGGTCGTCTGTTCCCATGTCGATGGCACCGCCGAGGTTGTAATCAGGGTCGTCCATGCGATGCCCATACATGATGGGCAGCACGTTCCCTGATTCTTTCCACTGTCGGATGGTGTCTTCGAATGCGCCCTTGGCAACCACGTCACCGTATGAGTCAGGCGTCCGCGTGAAGGTGGACGGGTATACCAGGAATTGACCTTCCTCGAGGTCGTCACCGTCTGTCCGGAACGATACCGGCATGTCCTTGAGCTTCATCTATGCTTCCTCACTGTCGAAATATTTCATCGCCGCTGCATTCGCCTGATTAGCGAATATGCCCGCATTAAACTGGTCAATACCGGAAGACACGAGGTCGGCTTGTAGCTCACGTTCCCAACGTTTCCAATCGATACTTTCGCCAGCTGCCTTACGGGAACTATTGGAACGTTTCATGCGCGCAAACCATCGCTTCACCACATCCTCGACCTCGGCCGGAATGGGTTCCCCACCATCCTGCGGACTGGACTGGCCGCCTTTGGTCACGTTGAGTGGTACCACGAGCTGATTCCCGCCATCAAGTTCAGGCAGATTCTGACGCGCGCGCCCTTCGTTCACTGTCATCCATGGCGCTCCGATACTGGTAGACAGCACGCTAGCCTGTTCCTCAAAGTCACCGGCAAGCTTGGACTGAATATTGAACTCAAGATACGGGTTCGTGGCCTTACTGACCTTAGGAACAAGGAAGGCGTTGAGTCTATCCTGAATCATCTGCATCAGAGGACCGAGAGTTTCCGAATACAGCATCTTGCGGAATTCGCGCGTATTGCTGAAGTTCGCATTATCTAGAACCCCTACCATGACTGGGTTCACGTGATACACCTGGGCCACGGTCTGCAATGACAACTTCGTCACTTCCAGAAACTCGTCCTCGCGCGCCGAGAACCCAACGCGATTCATGGTCATGCCATCCTCAAGCAACGGACTTGAACCAGCCTTGCCGCCGTTATCCTGATATTCCTTCCAATCCCGTTGGAAGCGTTCACGCGCCTTGTCATCCCAGTTCGGAGCATCCTTAGGACGGGACAGATACATACCGATACGACCGCCACGCTTCCACATCTGCGTGCGATATGACCACGCCTGAATCTGTTCGGCAATAACATCCTTCAACGCACGAATCGTAGAGACACCGCTGGTCGGATCCTTTGGATTCCAGCCATGGAAAACAACCATGTCTTCTGCATCAACAGTCACCGCAACGCCAGAAGGCGGCTGAACCTTATAGGATTGCGGGGAAAAGACATCTCCTTCAAGCTTCATAGTCACCCAAGAGGGAGGAATTGGACGGATTATCCAACCACTCAACGCACTCGCATCGGGCACCAGAATCCAGTAGGCGATATCATACAAAGCCATGTCCGAAACCAGAGTACGAATCAGATCGAACTGCGTCATGTCCGGATTTGGCCTGTTCAGCAAAGCATTCAGTGGGTCATCGGTAACTCGCACCCTGTTCGTATCAGATTCGCGATTGAACAGCTGCAATCCAACCTGAGCAACGTTATCGCCCATGAAGGAGATAACCGTTCGCAGATGCGGCTGCGTCGCATACAGTTCCGCAGGAGATTGGCCGAGCACCTGGGCCACATCATCCTGAGTGAACGTGACATTGACCAGGGGGCGATTGAACCAGCCCGAAATAGCGGACCAAACACTCACACGATCCCCCCTTTCCTAGAGAACCATCAGCCCATGCTCCGCGTAAGCTGAAGCGGTCACGGAACCATTCGAAGCCTCGAACATCTCGAGGCCGTACAACGCATATGTTTCAGCAATCAAACCCGAGATATCCATCATGGAGTTGTTGCGATCCCAGACCTCGACGTCACCGAGTTTGCGTGCCACACCAGCGGAGACGGCCTCATCGATGGCTGGCTGCGGCAGATGCCTCAGCTTCTCCTCACGCACACGGTCACGGAACTGGCCCGTACTCGCACCCAGACGGGGGCCATCGATCGAATCGACCTGGAAACCAAGCTCAGCCAACGGGTCGATGAGATCAACGGCGCGACATCCCCTGCCCTGTATGGCAACCTCATTGGCACCCGTGGTGTCACGGATACGTTTGAGAAGTTTGGGAACCCACATCATCCCATCCCTGCGGGTCACCACCTCCACATGCGGTAGTCCATCGGCACGCAAGCCTGCAGCGGCGACCCACGTCACCGAACCATCCGCAGTAGTGTCAATACCGAGCACGATCCGTCCACCATCCTCGATCGAGGAACCCGCATCGGTGCCGCGCTTCCATTTATCAGGATCGAGGTACGTGTCCACATCGGCGGTCACCCACTGGCACAGCACCTCGGTACGGAAACCCGTCTCGGTCATGCCGGCGGCATCAGAAGCCAAAGACTGCACCGTCATGCCACCAAACCCGATACTCGGGTTCGCCTGACACAACGCCTCGGGATCATCCAACGCACACCCATCAGGAGCGGACCATTCAAACAGCCCGATGCTCACATCATGCGAATTCGCAAACTCCTCAGCATCCTGCAAGCCATCCTCAACATATTTGTCCCACTCCGCGATCTGAGCGATACCGGCATCCCGCTGTGCCTTCAACACCACGCTGGTGCCATCCCCGGCATTGGATATACCCCACAACTGGCCCGACCAGAAACTCTTGGTGGTCTGCGACGTGGCATTCCAGGCAACCCACGTCTGCTGTTCACGGAGCTCATCCATAAGCACACGAGCAGCCGGCTTTCCACGGGCGTTCTTCGCCGCCCTAATCTCATACTGAGCCAGCTTCTTCGACTGGATATACTCCTTGCCATTCGTGTCCGAAACCTTCGCGGTGTTGTCCTGGAGCGCAGGAACCGCAAGATCACCAGCCTCCTCCGTATCCGGCTCCGGGTCACACCACATTTTCACTTGAGCCCAAGGCTCACGCGCAATATCAAGATTCTGCGCGGTCCCCACAATCTTGAACTTCACAGGAGGCACCCGCTCAGGATGTCGCAACGAATCCACCAGAAGCCACCAACAGGCAAGGACACTCGCCAACATGGTCTTACCGTTCTGCCGCGCCACCAGCACAATCACACGGCGGAACCGATACGAACCATCCGGCATCAACTCCAAGGCATGCACCAACAACCATCGCTGCCACGGACGAAGCTCGATGCCAAGAATCGAACGGGCGAAATCAACGACTTCGTAACCCAGAGAAGTCTCAGGAGTAAGCTCCCTTAAAGGACGAGTCCAAATGCGAGGCTCCATCTTCCCCAACAATGTCGAAGACATGGAACCACCACCTTGAACGAAGAGAGAGACATGCAACCACAACAACTACCGATACAAGCCACAGCCCCAACAAACAGGAAACCCCTATCCACAAGCGCCATAACAGGACTGATCCTCAGCATCATTTCATTCCTGCTCATCATGACCGTAGTAGCCGAATGGATAGCACCATTCTTCACTTTCTTCGGATTCCTGGGGTCAGCTGCCAGTCTTGTATTCTCCATAGTCGGAGCAGTGTCATGCCGTGCTACAGGTGTACGCAGAGGTACTGCGATAGCAATAACAGGTATCGTGCTGTCACTATTTGATTCATTTTTAGTATTGATGGTTATAACAATTGGACTTGCATAATTGATATCAAACGGACTGTCGGTGCTCACGGCGGAAATCAGCGAGCATATCCTTCTGTGAGCCGCCTTTGGACTTCGCAGGCGCTTTCTGTGCGACATCAACGGTCATGCCAAGCGCCTGCAAATATTTGAGGAACGTTGGGACAGTGACATTGTCCAGCTTCCCGTTGCCATCAATGAATCCGTCCTCCGCAATCAGGTCGATGCGTTTCGCAAGTACTCTCGACGTAGCAACGAGCGCGGAATCCTTCGCTGAGAGACCGCTCATATTACGCAATGATCGTTCAAACGCATCAGCGACGCTCAGCAACTCGAACCTGGCAGCCACGATTCACCTCCGCCCTACATCGCGCGCGACCCCTATTGGAAAACTCGGGGAGAGGGGAACACTCGCACGCGGGAAGTAAGCCGGCACCGAGGTCTCCAGCGATCTAAACGCCCTATCCCCTGTATCATTTTCCTTTTGATTCGTTGATATATTTCAAAAATTTCTCTAATACCATTGCCTGCTGTGTATTCCGAGGCTGAGCTTGGGTGGTTTGTTGCTTCGTAGCACGTTGCATATCTTGTGTGCGTGCCTGAAGTTTGCTGGATCGTATTGCAATGATGCATCGATGCTGACTGGAACGTAGTGGTCGAGTTCGTGTGAGTCGTCGGCGCTTCCTGGTTTGAGTGTGTAGTCGATGGGTTGTCCGCATAGCCAGCATGGTGCGTTCTCTCGTTGTCCTTGTTCGAAGAACTCGTCTCGCTGCTTCTGGAATGCTCGCGTGCTTACACGTTTCTTGACTGGCATGCCTCATCCTTTCATGGTTCACGTTCAGGTTGGTGGTGTAGTGTCATCAATATCGGCTGTTCTGTAAGGCCGTTAGGATCCCGTTATGAGCCCGATATTGCAGGTGGCTCGTTCACAACGTTTTACGGGGTCCGCCACAACAACGCATGGACGTTGTGGCTCACCGGGTTCGCCACCCTATGAATCAGGAGGCGACGATTATGAGGATTAAGGCTTTCCATTCCCGACTGGGAATGTTCTACCACGACAACGATGACTGCCCGTTCGCCCGGACCATCAAACCCGCTTCACGCCGTGACGGCGAATCGGGGCTGGGACTGTGCATGCTGTGCCGCAGCCTCGACAAGGAAGACGACGAGGCCAACGACAGCCACTTGCAGCAGGCGCAGTTGCAGGTCCTGGATGACGACGGGGGCGCGCAGCGCCACATGCAGGAGGACAAGCTGGAGGCTTCGTTCCTAAAACAGAACTTCGGCCCCCACCCCGGGCGCGATATGCAGGGCAACCCCGTCACCCCAGAGGAGCAGCAGCTGATCGACCAGGACCTGCGGCACCTGCACATGCAGGCCGAGGACGCCAAACCGGACACCGACCGCACGGACGACCGGCAAAACCACTGAACCGATTACACGAATTCAAGTATGTAATCATTTATTAAGGAGATATCATGTTCGCTTTCATGATCGTATTGCTCGTCGTCTGGCTCATCGCCGGAACCATAGGCCTGGTAGTCCAGGGAATGCTCTGGCTGTTCTGGGTCGCCCTGGCCCTGTTCATTCTCACCGCCGTGGCCGGATTCATCAAGGGACTCTTCAGGAAGAACCCCACGGAACGCAAACCATGAACCGCCACCCCGCAGGCACCGCTCGGGACCGGCGCGTGGAACCGCACGCGTTCCACGCGCGCACGGGTCAGTTCTACCACGACAACGACCGCTGCCCGTTCACCCGTGGCATCGACCCCGGTTCCCGGCTTCCCGGGACGGGCGGCCTGAACGAGTGCATCATGTGCCGCCAGCTCAACACCCACGACCAGCATCCGACGAAGATCTGAGGAACCATGGCGATATACGCGATCAACTGCACGCTCAAATCCCCCGACAAGGACTACATGGGCCTGATGCACACACTCAGGTCCTTCCCCGACTCCTGCCACGTGCAGAAGGGCTTCTGGATCGTGCGCTCCCCCAAGGACCAGGACAGCATGTTCCAGACCCTGGCGTCCGAACTCGTGCCTGGCGACGAACTGTTCATCATGGCATACACCAACGGAGGGGCCACATGGACCGGCAACCAAGGCGAATCAGCCACCAAACTCCAGGACATGCTCTACGACCCCGGACACCAGCGCGAGACCGGACAACCACACGGCCCGACCGGTATCCAGCAGTCCTCCGGACAAGGGAGGCCATGATGTACGCGATGAACTTCTTCGGCGTGATTTTCCTCTGGGCACTGGGCACCGGGATCGCGACCACGGTGCTCTACTACACGGTCAAGCAAGCCGTGAAAAACGGCATGGACGAATCGACCGCCGGACAGAACACCACCAGGAAGACACCAGGCGAGCCCGACCCCGACAAAGACACGCACCACATCCAACGCAACTCAATGTTCCGCCCGCAATAAAGAATGATTCGCCCTGCTGCATGGCCTCCGTGTGAAGTGTGGTGCCCGGTGGTGAAAGGTGTAAAGGCCACCAGGCAGGTATGTGCAGGCGGAGGCTTGGATACTGCTTTCGGAGTATTCCATTTGAGCTTGCCTGCAGTGTCTTATCGCCTTATGCATGACTGGTCACGCTTTGGAAGCGCCGCTCTGGTTCAACCAGCCGAGGGGCAGTGCGATAAGAGTGTTGCCTAATGGCGATGTATGCAGGCCACCAGGTTTGGTATGTCGGCTTGGAGTCGAACCAAGTCTGATGGTTTTGGAGACCGTCATCGCACCGTGCGACCGACATGGATTGTTGATGCCTCTATTTGACGGCAAGAATGGTTGGTCGACTCGTGGGCTCGACCGGGTACCTGAAACGCTCTAGCGCACCGGAGCGTGTCTACGTGCAGGTATGCGAAGGGCCCGGTGTTATCCGAGCCCCGCATATGAAAATAATCAATCTTAGGTAACTTTACGTCGACAGTTTGGGATTGCAAATAACGTCGACAGTTACCGGTTGTAGGCTGCCCATACGTCCCAGAGCAGGTAGACGGGTTTGCCGTCTTGTTGCCCGACTGGTTTCAGTGCTCCTCGCGTTTTCCACTTGCTGATCGTTTTGCGCTGAATGTCGATCCCGCAGCTTTTGAGTAGTTTGCTTAACGCTGCTGCGGTGCCTTGAGCGTCGCTTATGGCTAACTTGAATATCCGTTGTTCTTGTACTGATGGGATGTTGATGGTTTGTCCGCAGTTGCATGGCTGCCATCCTGCGGCGAGGTCGTCTTCGCTGCTCCAGACGTCGTCTCCGCAGTAGGGGCATTGTCCGATGAGGATGCGGCTTTGTGGTGGTTCGAGTTGTCGGTCGAGGCGTCTGCTGGCGATGGTGGCCAACGTGTGGATGCTGGCCGCGTCCCGTCGTTGCATGAGTGCTGGTGTGCGTGATGCTGCGCCTTTCAACAGGCTTTCGGCGGGGAGTTTCCGGTATGGGAGCGTGAGCACGCCTGCCAGTGTGATGGCGTATTTTTCGATGCTTTGCTGCAACTGCCAGGCTCCCGCGTTCAACGGGATCGGGGCGACCGTGCGACTGCCGTGGCCTTGTTCGCGTGCCATGACCGTGGCCTTCTTCGCGGCGACGATACGCAGGTCGGGCAGACGTGCGGCCAGGTGACGCAGGGTGTGCGCCAGCCCGGTCGTGCAGTTGCCGCACACTCGGCTTCCCGCGGTTTCCGCGCCGCATACTTGGCAGCCGACGATGACGGTTTGCGTGTTCACTGGTTTACTCATGCGCGTGTACCTTCCCGCCCGCGACTGCGTTGGTGGTGATAATGCCTTCCATGTCATCGCTTCTCCAGTGACAGACTGGGCAGAAGGCGGCGAAGCCGACGAGCAGTGATGGCACCAGTCCTGTTTGATAGTTCCCACATCGTGGGCAGTTAATCCACATGTTGCTCCTCCGCGGACTGTGTGAACATGACGGCGTAGATGGTTCTGGTTTTCACCATGTTGTTGGCCCCTTGTCTGTGAGTGATTGCCTGAGTCCGTTGATGACGTTCTGGTTAAATCCGAATTCGCGGCGGAGTTGTTCGTCGTCGGCTCCTTCGCGGATGAGTTGGATCGCGTGCTCGTACTGTTTCTCACGACTCATGCTTCCTCGCTTTCGTAAGGGTTGACTGGTGTTTGGTCTGGGTGGCGGATGGCGAAGGCGTATCCTGCGTCACTGCCTTCCTCCCATGCCGCGGCTTTCACTTGGTTGATGAATCGTTGCCAGCGGAGTTCGCTCATGCCCCAGCTCGCGTCCTCGCCACGCTGGTATGCGTTTTTCATTTCGCTTTCGGTCGGCGTGAACGTCCCTAGAACCAATTCTTTGGGGGTCTGAGCGTTTTGGGAATGGTAATGGCTATCCTTATCGGTCTTGATGTCTACAGGACCGCTCTGAGGGCTGATATAGCGTTTAGTCATCCGAGCCACCACCAATGCCCAGCGCTTCGGCAATGTCTGGTTGCAAATGCGTAAGTTGGTTGTTATCAATCTGCCAGAGGGCCGACTCAGCATCCACAGTGGCTGCGCCATAACTAGTATCGTTCGACAAAGCGATCAGGTTAGCTATCCGCAACTGTTCGGCAATGGAAATAAGAGCCTGAGCCTTGGCTAGTTCGAGCTCTCCTTGGAGCGCTTCCCTGACCCTGTCATAAGGGGTGTCAGACAGGGCTTCTTTTGCTTGTTCGATGTGGTTGGTCATCGTGTTGCCTTTCCGGTGAGGTAGTCATGGATGTTGTCGATGCGGTTGCCGATGTTGGCCACGTAGGTGTGCCGTAAGCCCCCAAGAGACAGGTCACGGATGATCGACTCTGGTACCGAGGCTATGAGCGAGAGCAGTTCTCGGTCCGTGGTCTCGATTTCGCTGGCGCGATTGATCTCGTAGAAGCCGAGTGTCTCGTGGCTTTCATCGGTCGAGAGGTACTGGATGACCGTGGCTTCCTCGAAGTCCTCGTTGCGTACTTCGAACCGTTTCTGCCCGGTAGTGATGAGTTGGAAGATTTCGGGCCGGATCTTCGCGGCCACTATCCTGATGTGCTTCATGATGTTTCTCCTATCACGTCGTGTATGTTCATGCGGTCGATGCGGCCCGCGAAATGGTGGCCGATGTGTTTGCGGGGTTGGCGTTCCGGTGGTTCGAGTACATGGCCGCGGGACTGTTCGGCGGCTTGTGCCACGGCTGTAGTGAATGGGATGCCCTGGTTGACGAGTTTCGGCACCTGTCTGGCGGCCAGCCATAACGCGTCACCATCCAATCCCGCTTGGATGAGAGCGGTGTCGATCTCGTTCCTGGTGAGTTTCGCGGCGGGACGTTTGGCTTTCACCAGGTCGGCGATATCGCCGGGTTGGATCATGCCGAAATCGTGGTGCGTGCCGAACCATCGCGCCACAGCAGCCAGACACTCCTGGAGGGTCGGATCGCATGCGTCGTTGATGATCTGGGCGAACAGGATCGCGTCGTCCTTCGTGGCGCTGCGATGGTCGATGTGCTTGACGGCGGTCATCAGATCCCAGGCGTCAATCGGTGAGAGCAAGACGGCCACCTCCCCGCTGTTCCGATTCGAGTTCGGCACGGATGCGCCGGTCCTCGTCCCATTCGGCCTGAGCCTTCTGCGCCTTCGTGAGGTAGCCGCCGGCAGTGGCTCCCTTGGTTGGCAAGGGGCCGTCCGCCCATCTGCCGTCGTTAAGCCAGCCCTGCGGGTACTTCGTATAGCCGGGATCTCGGTTGGGGTCATCACGATAGCGTCGGGCACCTTCGATAATCTCCGATGCGGAAACCTTCCTGAGTGCTTTCTTGAAGGCCTTGAACGCAGCTGACTTTCCGTTCTTCAACGGATATGTCTGCCAGAATCTTTCGAAATCATCGGGATACGTTTCTCGCTTGGAATCAGCTTTATTGCTGGTTGTATCTATTGCCGTTGCTGTTGTATCTATTGCCGTTGAATCTATTGCCGTTGCAGTTGTAGTTAGTGAACCCTTTACCGAAGGGTTACGCAAGGGGTTAATTTCATCCTGTTTAACCCTTTCCGAATGGGTTAAATCATCCAGCTCAGCCCCTTTGCCCCAATCCATCACGTCATCATCAACAGCGTCGGCATCAAGCGAATCCTCCAACTGTGAGATCAGCAGCTCAATGAAATCCTTCGTCGATCTCCCTGTACGCTCGTTGACCCTCACAGGCAGATGCGAGGTATCCAACCTCGATATCTCACCGCGGATCACGGCACGGATCGTCTCAGAGAGCACCTGTTGCGCGGTCCCCTTGATGGAGATCATCATATTGGGGCTTTTCCAACCACCATCCCACTTGATATATGAGCGGATCAGCAGCTCCTCGCAATCCATGTCAACCACCACGAACCTACGCGAGGCAAGCACCCGCAGATCGTCAAGGATGCCGTCCGCATCCTGATCCCCGACACACTTCGCCCACCTGCGCAACGCGATCGTGATCGTCCCCGCATTCGATAGATCAGGCTGACTCGTCAGAAACATATACGTCCGCTGAGCCGAAGCAGGCAACGAAATAAAGTCACGATTCGACCATATTTTTATGTAGAGCTTGCCGTAATCACGCGCCATCATCCATCACCTTCTTCGCCTGCCCGTAGGATTCCTCAATCTTGTTGTTGATGATCGCCTTCGCATAGCTGAAAGCAACGCGAGGAGGTATTTTCCCCATGTCAACCTTGTCTTTTGCAATCTGGAAGGCATATTCGAAAATCGAGTATGGAACTCTCAGAGAAGCCAGATACCTGGCAGTGGAACGCCACGAGTCAGGAAGCGGCAGACAATGCTCATCATCAATGGACGTTTCAGCCTCCCACGTCTCCTCAAGATCCTCCACATAGTTGCGCTCCCACTCGATGTCCACCGATTGCATGCACAGGGCCTGGCGAAATGCCTCTCCAAAAGCCAGTGCTTCAGCGGACACGTTCTGCACCAACGGCTCGTCCGGCTGCACGGAAGTCTTCCCGATATTGCAGTCCTTGCAGGCGGCCACCAAGTTGTCCGGGCCGTCAGTGCCACCAAGCGCCACAGGAATGACATGATCTACCTGCAAGGGATTGTCTTTCGAATGGCAGTACCTGCAGGTGAAGTCATCCCGCCTCAGGACCTCATAGCGAACTCGTTTAGAAACAGTCATCTTCCACCCCTTTACAATCAGTTAGCAAGCCTGATTTTCCACAAACATAAGGTGTGGAGAAACGTGTATAACAATGCGTGTCATCCACACGCAAAACCACAGGATTACGAGGGTTGTCAACAGTTCGACGCACAGCTTGTTCACATTTAATGCCGCGAATCCGCATCACCACCACCTCCTTTCGGGATTGGTATAATTCGCGAGGACAGCCGAGTACGACAGAAAGGCCAACGATGAGCGACTGGCATGTGGAGCAAATCCCTTGGGATCAGCAAGAAGGCCGCATGCTGCGCCAGGAACAGCGTGACGAGCTCGACGCACGATACGGCAACGACACCCACGAGCCAGGCACACCACCATCCGCCGACGACGTGACGGTCTTCTTCATTGCGCGGGATACCCATGGAACCGCTATGGCGTGCGGAGGGCTCAGAACCATCCAAGACAGCACACTCGGATCCGATGTCATGGAAATCAAACGCATGTACGCGACGCCCAAAGCTAGAGGTAAAGGCGCGTCCACAGCAATCCTCACGGCATTGCGTGACACCGCGCGCAAGCGGGGCGCAAAACGTTTGGTCCTGGAAACAGGCACCAGTCAACCCGACGCGATCCGATTCTACGAAAAACACGGATTCACCCGCATCCCCTTGTTCGGAGAATACAGGGAATCCAAACTCTCCTACTGCTACACAAGCAACCTGTAACCAAATCAACAGAACACACTCACTCATCGGTGGCTCCTTTCATCCATTTCATGGCGTCCCGTTGTGAGCTGCGTTGCATCATGAGCAGCATCTCCGAGGCGCTCCGTAGCCGTGCCACGCGCTTGGCCGAACGGTACGAGTCGAGACCATTCCACGGTCCGGGAACGAGCACGCCCACCTGCTCGGGCAGTTCAAGACAGATACTGGGAGCCAGCTCAACGGGGCAGACCACGTAGTTCAGATCCCCGATGAAATTCAATCCGTGTCCACTATGGAAATCCGCCAGACTTGACTTCACCTCAAACACACGGAACGTCAACCGGTCAGCAATATCAGCACCAACCACACGGCCACGCACACTCGCCTGCATGAAATCCACACGCATCATCGGATCATAAAATGACACCTCACGCGCCCAATACACATCAGGACGCCAGTTACCCAACCGCTGACGCACGAGCCGCCGTCCAAGATCACGAGTCACCACAGGACGCTCACTCATCGACGCTCACCGCCTTACGAGCAGCGTTCAGAGCGGCTTTCATTCTTTCTCTCTGCTCGTCGGTATTTCCCGCTCCGTCGTTGAACCACGCATCAAGTGCCACCTCGATTTCTGCTTCTGTAGGCTCAGCAGTGCGACCTTGCTCATATGCTTCTTGAATGTCGGATGATTTGATTCCCTCTAAATAGCATTCCTTCCCTGGGTAACCTTTTCGAGGCTCGTGATTAGGCCAGTATCGAGTGGGGAAATACTGTGCAGCTTCCTGTTCAGCGATACTCATCTCTGCACCTCTCTTGGCCCTATCTCTTGTTCTTCCGTCTCCTCATTCCAATGCCAATGAGATGGGCAGTAATCCTTTCCCGAATCCCAGTCGTGGTACCACCCACCGCCTTCAAATCCCGCAAATGCATCGACGGCCTGGTTATAGTCGTTCCAGCAACAATATTCATCATTACTCGCAGCCTCTTCACATCCAGTCCAGTCGCACTTGAGCGTGTGCATTTCGACAGTTAGATCACTCATTGTGTTCCTCCCCCTATCTGTTCCTGTGTCATGATTCCTGTGCCTCTCTGAGTTCAGCGACCACGGTAAATGCTTTCTGCATGCCCACAACGCCGTCATCACAATCAGAGATAACGTCATTCCACATATCCAAAGCAGCTCTGGCTTCCTCATCCGCCAACGTGAGGGCAACGCGTTGTCCCGCTTCAAAACCCAGGATGAACGCATCAGCTGGTTTCTCCTCTGCATCCAAAGCAGCATCCGCGAGCGCGTTGAGTGCGTCTTGGCTGGTGTGTAGGTATCTTCGGTTGAGCCAGTTGCTTAGGATGCGGATGTGTTCGGGGTCGAGGAACGCGGTGACAGGTTGGTCTTTGGGTTTGAGTGGGTATTCTCGTATGCTGATTGCGATGCCGATGAGTGGGGTGTCGGCGCATCTGAGGACATTGTCTTCCACGTCGCCTGTGCCGAGCGTGATTTGGTTTTGTCCCCCGTGGATGGTTTCCATGTGGATGGGTGCGTTCATGATTCTTGTTCCGTTCCTAGTGTGATGCCGTGGTTCAAGATGAGTGCCAGGCTTTTGAGACTGAGTGAAATGAATCCCGATCGTTCTAACGGGCCGAAATTCATCGTGTTGTTCAGAAAGAGATCCTGTGGCGCTTCCCGTCGCATCATGTGGATTACCTCTGGTGTCGTGTAAGCGAGCTGTTGGCCTATGCTGGCGATGCTCCTGATGCCAATGCCGGGCACTTTCTGCACCACGAAGTAGAAGGGGGCGTCAAGATTCCCCGCCTCGACCATGGCTTCGCGTAGATGCTGTTTGTAGGCTTTCGCCGCAGTGTTCTTGCACTCGATACAGACCTTCTGCCCCATGAAGCACACGTTCGCAATATCGCCCATATCCTTGCTGCCGTGGAGCCTGGGACGCATGATGCGTTCATCCTGCAACGCCCAAGCCAGATAGTCACGCACCGCGGTCTCGAACCTCGTGCCCGCTGTCTTCGCACTTTTCCTGTTCCTGCTCATGCTTGCTCCCAGTACTCGTCGAGATAATGATTCGTGCCGCTCATGCAATACCCCTGAGCGTTGAGGGTTGAACCGCAATACGGGCAATGCTCGAAAGTGGGAGGCGTCTCAGCCGGATATGAATGTTGCATTAGGCTGCCTTCTCTATCTGCAGCAGATCCCTATGTCTCTTGTCGTAAGACAAGTTGCAAGATCTGCATCGGGGAACGTAATATCGTTGATCTTCACTGAATAAGAAGCCGGACTCTTCGTCTCGACGTTCATCGGGTGCACCATATTGATAAGACCAGTCAGTGGCGTCACGCCCGCAGTCGACACATTGGTATTTAGCTGCAGGTCCGCGATTTCTGCGCAGTCTGTCGTGCACGGTCTTGTACCCAGCTAGACCATGAGGCATCATCCGTGATTTAAGCTTTCTTAGCGGTTGTGCCAGATCGGTTCCTCGCGCTTTCCGGAGATAATGCAATCCGCACAGTGTCTTTTTGCTTGCCGAGCGTTGACACCCTGTAACAGAGCATCTCTCACCATGATGTTTAGTCCATGTTTTCAGCGGTTTGCCTAGATCTTCTACAAGCCATCCATTGCGGAACCGCTGATAATGAGCGGAACAATACCCACGCGCGTATTGGAGTCGTGTGCACCCATCAACTTCGCATTCGCCTTTTTTCTCGCCATATTCTTCGAAGTAGTGCTGTGAACAGAGACCTAGTCTCTCGCCAAACCCATTGATTACATACTTGGTGCAACCGATCTTCTTGCATTCAGAACGCGTCGATGCCATTATTGCCTCCCCACGGGTCGGACTGCGTTTGCGAGGCACGCGGCTGTGCTTGTGGTGACCCGTATTCGGGTTGGGATTGTTGCCTGTCGGTGTGCACGATGCCAAGCCTGCGTGCGGTCACCTCAAGCGAGAGACGCTTCATGCCCTGTTCATCCGTGTATTCACGGGTTTTCAGACTCCCGTTGACCAGCAGCTTCACACCTTTGGTGATGTGTTTCAATTGGGATTCCGCCTGCTTGCCGAATGGTTTGACAGTGAACCATGCCGTACCCTGATCCACCCAGTTCTGCTGCTTGTCGTAATACCCTTGGTTCACGCCGACACTCACGTTCGTGACCGTATTGCCATCGTTGAAGGTGACGGTCTTGGGTTTGTCGCCGGCATTGCCGACGAATTCAATATCAATACTCATCTGTTTCTCCTACTTTTCTGTATGTATGGGTTGTTGCCCTTGACCGGGCTGGGTTTACGTTGGGGGCACGGGTAATGCGGGTCGATCGCGTGCGGGCAGCGGAGAGGCCCGATATCAGGGCCGCCACACACCTCGCAGATACGCACCGCACCATGAAGCAAAGGAACATCCACGGTCATAGCTCCACCTGCCCCGCCGTAACCCACACGCCTATCAATGACAGTGGAAACACGATTAGCCAGGGCATGAGCCCCACACCGGAAGCCGCAGCACACACCAGCCAGACGAAACTCAGGAACGCCATAGCGCAGGAAACGATCAGCAGCAGGAACATGAGTAGGAACCAGATTGCGTTGACAGTGGCGTCACTCATGATGCGGCCTCCATCTCGAGGAGGTCCTGCACCACGGGTTGACGTTGGACACGGTTCATGGCGGCGGCAGCGAACTTCGGGTCGATCTCGAAACCCACGCCCTCACGTCCCAACCGTTTCGCCGCACACACCGTCGTACCGCTGCCACAGGTCAGATCGCACACCCTCATCCCCGGCATTGTGTGCAGCAGAATCAATTCTTCGATCAAGGTCTGCGGTTTCTGCGTGGGATGCAGTTTGGCCTCGTACGACCTGCCGAACGGCATCCAGTTCAACACCATCCGCCCCTCGTTACGAAACAAGGGCAAATGCGCCCTGTAGGACACCACCGCGTATTCGACGGCACCGCAATACCGCATGTTCGCCTTCAACGCCTGCGCACTGCTGCGTTTCGTGAACACGAGCGGCATGTACCCCTTGAAACCATTCCTGCGCATCGCGTCGATCAGTGGCATCTGCTGTTCGAAACTGCAGAACGTGATCACACACCCATCGGTTTTGGGCTTGCCCGAAGCGGGCTTCAACAATCGGGCGCACACCACCGCATACGCATCCAGGTCGAAATCCTCATCAGTGGAGAAGAACGGTTGCGCGGCCAACCGGCTCTCACCGTTCGCATTGTTCCCGCCCACATACCACATGGGATTGCTCCCATAGGCACTACCGCCCAGCGCGTACGGCACATCCGAGAGCAACAGATCGAAAACCCCCACATCAAAACGATCGAACTCACGAAAATCAGCGTTAATCACCCGACTACTCATGGTTGGCCTCCTCGTCTGGGGCGACCTGTAGTGCCGCTTCGATCTGCGGGGTTTTGTTGGCGTCGATGACTGGGTGGAATACGTCTGCATAGTCGGGAGTGGTCTCGTCTGCGCCGACCGCCTGTGCCGCGTTCACGGACACGGGGAGATACGGGAACACTCGGCGGATGACGGTTTTCTTCGCCATCGCCTCGTAATCCGATACCCAGGGCCCGTTGTGCGACGCCTTGCTACGCCCGCGAATCTTGTCGATCTCGGCGCGGGTCATGTGCTCGAACACGAAACCGCCGGTCATGAGCTGCGCGTTCACGAACACATCGGTCAGCTTCTGCTCGGAATGCTCGGCGTTACGATCCTGCCGGAACTTGAAATGCTGCCCCGACTCGTCCTCCCACGACTCGAATTCGTCGCCCTCGTACACCGCCTGAGCGTGCAGGCTCTTGATGGCCCCTGAACGACGGGCAAGATCGATGATGCCCTTATAGCCAATGATGAATGTGGCGTCCTTCTCGCCGGTCCGGGAGTTCCTGTTGCCGTACGGCAGGATGTACGCGCGCCCCAGCCCATCCACCGATGACGGCTCCAACCCCAGGGCGGAGCATTTCATGAAGCAGCTGAGCACGCTCTCGGGTGAGCATTCGGCCAGTTTCGGCTCCTTGTTGATCGTGCTGACACACAACTGGTAGAGACGCTCACCGCTCATGTTGTTGCCGATGACCGCCTGGATGCGCGGCCATGACTTCATCAGCATGTCCTTCAACCTGTCCTGCGGGCGGGCCTGCACCATCTGCCTGCCCTGCGTCGCCTGTGCGAGTTCTCCCATGATTACCGCTCCTTGACTTCCACGACGCGCAATCTGCGCGCGTCATACGCCTGTCTGACTGATTCCCTGTAATGCGTGGTCTCATACGTGACCCGCCATTGGCCGGACGATGCCGCCGCATGCTTCGAGACGACCGTCTTGAGTTTCCCCGCGAGCTGTTCGCGTATGGTCTTCAACGCCTTGATCTCGTCGCCCGCCTGCTGGTAGGCGGCGGCCACGTTGTCGAAACCATCCGGCCCGTCATCCGGTTGCACGGTGATCTCGTCGCCGTCGTCCTGCGGGTAGAGTTCGTCCACGTCCGTGCCGGTGAGTTCGGGAGGCTCGTCGCGTTGGATGAACCCCCAGAACGATTCAGCCGCGTCGGTCACGGCAGTGATGTCGTCCTCGTCGCGTTCGAACCACACCTCCACCGGCTCCGATTCGCCGATATCCGCCACGAAACACCCGTACGTCCAGCCCGTCACCGCGAGATAATGCGTCACCTGCGCCATGTAATAGGCGGGGGCTTTCAGACTGCCGTCCCGCGCATGCCAGTCACCCGCCCGATACGCGGAAGCGGTCTTGCATTCCAGGACACCGAACCCGCGGTCCTCGTCCCACAGCACACCATCCAACGAGGCACGCATGCACGGATGCGCCTTAGAGACCAGGCTCATGTCCGTGCCATCCGTCAACGACATCGCCGGATAACGGCGACGGAACCACCGGCGCAGCTCGCCCTCCAGCACGTTGCCCTTGATGACCGGCCAACGACCCGAGATATCCTCATGCACGGCACGACCCGTCTTCTCCAACCACAACGAGTACGGCGTCTGATATTTGTTCACACCCAGAATCGTGGACATATCCGAACCACCAACACCCAGACCACGCTGAGCCAGCCACGCCGCCTCACGCTCCGCCTTCGTGCGCTGACGAAAACGCACCACTTCAAACACCTCATTCGACTTCAACACAGGCCGCCTCATTTGGTGGCCTCCTTGACCTGGCCGTCCTCGATGATGATCGCGCCGGGATCCCCGGTACCGACCCGCTCCATGAGGACCTGATAGTCATGCTGTTCGGCGGTCTGCGCCACCAGGGCGAGAGCGTCATCGTCCAGGAGAGAACCGTCCTTAATGCGGATGACACGCAGTTTCGGATTCGACGCCATCGCGATCGCCAGAGACACTCGCAACTGCTCCATGCTCGACGCCTGCTGGAACGGCACACCCTTGTAAGTGACGCCCGACTCGTCGAAACCAAGCCCGTCAATCGGGAACTTCGCCTCGGCAAGCGCCTTATCCTTGGATGCTCGCAGGTCGTTGATCCGCTGGTCTAACCCCTCATACGTGCGCTGCCGGGACGCGATATCGGCGTTCCTCTCAACTACCTGACGGTTCGCTCGAACCCGAGCGTTCGTGTCCTCGATGTTGGCCAACTGGGATTCAAGCTCCGTCGTGTCCTGCATGGCACCCAACGATTCGACACGTGCGGCGAGCTGCCGGGCATCCTCCTGCTGAGCGGTCAACTGGCTACGCAACTGCTCGATACGCTCTTGGATATCGGCAACCTGCCGCTGCGATACGCCCCACGCATCCCTCGTGTCCCTGATCTCACGGTTGCGGTCACGTGCCGCCTGGATCTGGTTCACGATCGCCGTGGCGGAACGCTCCTCACCAGGCAACGAATAGTCAAACTTTCCCGGCTCACCCAACGCCTTGAGCTCACGGCCAGCCAACAGTCGTGACTGCGCCAACTCGTCGAGCTGCGCATCCACCTCATCCAGATCAATGGGCAGATCCACCAGGCCACGCAACACCTCGGCCTGCTCCTTCGCGGACAGTCCGATGAACTCCTGCGGGTCGAACGACAAACGACCCATCAGGTCATCCAGCACACGTTGGGGACTGGGGAACCGCGCCCCCGAACGGCCAGCGGTCACCGTCAACGCGCCGCCACCATTCGCTGTGAACGTGCGCGTCACCACATACTCACCAAGATCCAGCTGCACCCGCCCTTTCCGCTCACCATCACGCAGGGGGCGAGGATTCAGCTTCTTCGCATCCTTACCTGTCAACGCCAACGCCACCGCATCCAGCACACTGCTCTTGCCCTGGGCGTTCCTGCCACCAATGATCTGCAAATGCTCACCGGGCGTGATATCAACGGCCTTCAACCGCTTCACATTCTCAGCCCGCAACTCAGTAATTCTCATTTCAAAGTCCTTCCAAATCTTTCAATCAACCCGGATTCATGCGCTTCCAACGTGGGGATCACCCGGTCATCCAACAACGCGTCAACCTCGTCCGCGTCATACAAATCCGCACCAAACCAGCCGAACCGGCGCACCGTCCGCAACCTCTGGTTACGCACCCCGCCGCTCGTGATCAACGACATGAGACACCTCCCACCGACGAATCAGTTGCAACGTACGAGGATCCAAACGCTCAAAATCAAGAGGCAAAACACAATCAGTCATTTACGCTCCCTCGTGGTGAACGACTCGGTACGGGCCTGCAGGTCACTGGCCAGATAGCCGCCCAGGTCGCCCTCGTTCTCAGAACGGAACAAATCCCCGTAATGGCTACGGAACGTTTTCGTCGTCTTATAAGGAGTACGTTTCATCGCCTCAGCCTCGGACAAGTACTCAAACGGCGTATTCACAATCACCCTCGCCATGCTCACGCCGCCTTTTCCATGTCCTGCTTGGTCTCGCCGTAGATCAGCGAGTGAAGTTTGGCGATACCTTTGGCAGTGACCAACGGTTTGGGGGCGAATGTTTTGTAGTCGCCGTTTTCCGGGTTGAATCGAGCCCTATACGCTTTCGTGGTCAGCAGCCCGGCGTCCACTTTGTCCTGGAAAGGGATATTGCCGCCGTTCTCACGACGAAGCCAACGGTGCTCGCGCAGCCAGTTCGTGAAACGTTTGAGACCAAACGGCTTGCCGCCATTGTTGAGCAGTTGCGCGGCCTCGGTAAGCGTGTACAGGTGTTCCGTAGCGGTGAGATCGTCCAACGCCTTGACTTTGGGCGCATCAACCTCGATGCGGCGCTGCTGTGAGGCGATGATGAGCTTCTGCTCCTCCATCGTCCGCTGCCCGATGAGCACAGCCCTGGCGAGAATCGTTTTCTCATCATCCGCCTCCGCGACCGGAATGTAGCCACCCGTACGACGAATCCGAGGAAGCACCTCACCGGTGACCCACTTGCGGAACCGACGAGCCTCAGGCTTGTCGGATCGAAGGATTGCATCATAAAGGCCGGATTCGTTGATGATGGTGGTTGCTTGTGCGCCACCAAGGGTGTCCATCGAATAGACAGCCTTTTGGTCCTCATCCAATCTTGCAGAAACATTTCGCGGATTCGCTATAGCGAGCACGGTTGCAACATCTTTGAGGACCCACCATGTTTGGCCGGTCTCGAACGTGATCGTCCTTACTGGGGTACCCTCGAAATCGAAGGGTTGTACACTGGACATTGTTAATGCCTTTCATCAGGAGCCCCGTTGCCGCGGGGCTCTATTTATTTGTGGGAAAATCTGGGGTATGACTGTTTCGGATTGGATTGCCTTATCCTTCGGCATCATCGGCGCTATCACCGGTGTGCTCGCCCTCCTCCAAACGCGCAAGACGAACAAGCTCGCGAAGACGGCGAACACCCTCGCGCAGGAAGCCGTGGAAAGCGCCGGAGAAGCGAACGGACTGGCACGCGACGCCAACGAGATAAGCCACGACGCGAATGCGATCAGCCAGCGGGCGCTCAAGGTCTCCAGCGATCAGACCGAATACAATTGGACGGTCGAGTTCGATTACCAGACTTCTGCCCTCATCGTCTTCAATGACAGCGCCCTCTTTGCAAATGATGTTTCCGTCATCGTCAGCAGCGAAGAAGAGGCCATAGCGGAAGCCGTCGAGCACCGCGTACCCGCTTTCGGCAAACTCGTCCTCCAAAGCAACCTGTTTCGACAAAAACTTCTCGAAGACGCTGGCAGGTATGGGAACGGATTCTACGGAACTCCCGTATTCAAAGTCACCATCAGCGTCGTCTGGAACAGCGAACTCGGGGTGAGAAAGGCCAATCAGGCCAAGCTCGGCTTCAGCAAAACGAAGCGCAAGAAGCACATCAGCTGAATTCGCAGCACTCATGCCGTCACCCTTCCTGCTCTATAAGCGATCTGTCTTGTCTCGATGAGTTGTAAAGTTCCAGGTATGGGTTTTTCTGACTGGCTATCACTCATTGGCGCAATCGTGGCCGGGGTCTCACTGGGTGTGGCCGGATTATCGGCGTGGTTCGCCAAACAACAGGCGAAAGCGGCAGAAGAGTCCAATCGGATTTCCGCGGCGGCCTTAGACGTATCGCGCAGGCAATTGGACCTGCAGATATCCGCCGAGGGGAACATTGACGCCCCCAAGGCAAGCCCGTACGTCCCGCCATGGCGAGTCGAACATGTGAGTGGGAGTGCATACGCTTTGACCAATGGAGGGGACGAGACCGCATACGATGTGCATATCGAGCCTCCCGCGGATACTCCCGCGTACGATACAGATTTCCCGCAGATAGGTCCCATGTCCTCTAAGCAGTTCACGCTAATCTTCACGATGGCCTCCCCAAGTCGTGAGATTTCGGTGACATGGTGCCGGTCTCCCGAAGCCGAACCTGAAGCTGCCTGGACAACGTCTTTGCCTTCTCTAACTCCGTAAAAGCCTCGTTCAGGCTCTTAGTAGTGCGGGCAATATTGCCGTTTTCAACCACCAGACGCCGAATAAGAAGCGCAAGAGACAGTAACTGTGCTATAAGAACGACAAGCTGAAAAACAGCAACCCCACTCATGCCACACCTCCTGCCATTGATATGACCAGCCGTGTCAGGAGCGCTTTAAGCCGATCCCATCGGGCGTGCAGTGGATGTTCACTCTCCCAACGCTCGCGATACTGCCGCTGGATCGCTCTGCCAAGCCTGACATTCTCAGCTGCCTCTTCCTCACTGCGGGCGTATCCGGTTGAATCTCCACCATTAGCATCAGATGCATTTTCTGAAACGCGAGAAGCAACAGCGGTTTCCTCAACGCGGCTCATAAAGTTCTCAATGATCGCATTGGTCTTCAGACTCTCGTATTTCCGTAGTGCCTTGCTGTCGAGGTTCCCGAACCTGCTCAGATTGGCGAGCTCATAGCAGACATCAACGATGACCCTCGCAGCCAGCGTCGCATCATGCTCATTCAGCTTCGCGTAATCAACCCCGCTCATGCCGTCAGCTCCTGAGACGAAACGATCTTCTGGGTATGAATCTCGACTCCGAACGAAGCTGAGCGAAATATTGAATCAAGAGATATCCCAAGAACTCTCGCAATGTTTGCTAAGTCGTTCGTATCGAAGGGCTTTTGATATCTGAACCGCTCATATATGTAATTCCTGTCACGCCCAATTTTGGTTGCAAGAATCTTTCCGGTTATTCCGACTCGAGCAGACTCTGCTTTTACTGCATTGGCAATCGCAATGCTTTGCTCGTCAAGTTTTGTTGTTTTGTTCATAACTCAAACTGTACGTATTTACGTTGCATATGTCAACGCAATTACGTACTACGGCGTGTCGTAGTACGTAAATAGCGTACTCTGTACCTATGGGCAGAAAAGGAATGAACGAGGCTGATGAGTTTTCATTAGCAGTAATTGAAGAAGTGCAAGAAGCGATAAAGGCTTCTGGAAAATCAAACGCGGAGGTGATAAAGCAAGCGAAAATTTCTCAAGATTACTTCTATACGAGAATGCGTGGGGAAAAGCCGTTTAATACCAATGACATAAGCCGGATAGCTGATGTTATTGGAATCGATGCGCTTTCTCTGCTGATGAACGCTTCGAAAGCTGTCGAAAAGGCAAAGGTCGCATTTAATCCTGATGCGATGTCTGAGGATGAGAAGAAGCGCCTGATAATGGAGAAGGTGCGCAGAGGCGATCTAGGCCTCGCGGCGAACTACGATCCTGACAAGGAAGCGGAGAGGGATTACTACCCAGATGCCGGAGCGTGATTTTCACATCGACTGCTCAATGACCTATGGCGACATGCGACGATATGCCGAAGCGTTGGATGTCGCCATCAGCAGCGAGCTGCTTCCCGCTGGGGTCAAGGGCATCTACGACGAGAACCTCAGAATGATCATCATCGACCGTTCACTCGATTACACACAGAAACGATGCACACTGGTGCACGAACTGTTCCACTGGTCATACTTCGACAACTCCTGCGACCCAGTGTTGCACGCGAAAGCAGAGAAGAGAACACGACGGCTCACTGCTGAACTCCTGGTGCCCGCCAAAAGATTCGACTGCGTGGACCCCGAATACGAAGGTGACGCAGCACTGATCGCCAACGACATGAACGTGACCATGCAAGTATTGCGCGATTACAAGGAACTCGTCCTCGACCGCAGACAATACGCGTGACCGTTCGTCACACTTTTTACACAGCTAGCGTTAATATCTTTTTCAGGCATCGATGCCCGAAGGAAAGAGAAAGAAGCCGTCATGACCAACCCATCCGACCCAAATATGCAACAGCAACCCGTACCGCCCGTCACCACCCCGACATTCAACGGGCCACAGCAACCGCAGCAGCCTCCGCAGAAGCCAAAGAAGCCGTTCTACAAGCGTGTATGGTTCTGGATCATCGTGGCAATCGTAGTCATCGCCGTCGCATCCCAGCTCGGCGGCAACAAGGGTGGAACGGACACCAGCACATCTTCCTCCCCCGCAGCCTCGCAGACATCCAGCGCCAGCAAATCATCGGCAGCTACCGATGAATCCACGGCCAAGGTTGAGATGCAAGCCACCTCCACAGGCAAGGGCACGGCAACCTGGGGAGAGGCCGGTTCCACGAATCAAGAGGAATTCAACAACACCTGGACCAAGACCATTACCGGCGAAGATGCAAAGAAGGGGTACACGCTGACCGTCATGGGTGACGTTATGGGCGGCAACGACCAGAAGGTCTCCTGCACCGTTCTGGTGAACGGCAAGCAGAAGTCCCACAAGGAAGGCAGCGGAGCCGCGGGTACGGCGATCTGCGATACCTACGGGCTCTTCAACTGATCCTTTACCGTTTCCCATTAAGCCCCGCTTCGGCAGGGCTTTTGCATATTTCAGAGCTAGGATTTTATATCGTTATTGCTGGAAGTGAGGGAAATTCGTGAGAGAATTGATTTTTCCATCTGTCACTGCGGTTGTTGCTGTTATTGGAGTATATCTTTCGGGTAGACAGATTCGTATAAGTAACAAGCAGCACCTATTCGACCGCCGTTTGAAATCTTGGTTAATCGTCAAGGGGCTTCTCGATCTCTTTGGAGAGTGCCGGTCAGTGATACTTACGGACGAGGGTTCCTCTCCTCTTATTGCAATCGACTTAGATTTTATGTGGTTGACAAACGATAGTTACCTCGAGGAGATCACAGCGTCCATTTCCGCAGCACTGGATTCTCCGGAGCACACGGCACTTCTATATAAACTTGAAGAAATGAAGTCACTGTCTGTTGAATTCACATTACTGTTTGCGAAAAGATTGAAGCACAACGACGCTCCGGAGAGAGAAATTTCCCACTTCATCCTCCTATATCAAACGCTCCTTTTCAGAATGTACCAATACGAAGTGATACTTCGAAACATGAGAACTCACACCGAAAAATTTTCCTCAACAATCGCACAAGCACAAATAGCTGTTGGAGAACGTGGACCTAGAGAACGTGTCATGCAGACGTTTAGATCAATGGAAGAGTCATACAAGAACATCACGTCAGAAAACTTCGAGTCAAAAATTATTACTGAAATCAGACTTTAAATTCTGAAATCAACTGGATTATCGACCTTCCGCTGTAAATCAAAAAAACCCGCGCAGGGCCGGGATAGGTGTTGTCATTTACGTTTTTTCTTGACCGCTTCGATCATCTGAGGACCAGCTGTCACCGCGCCAACCAGTGCCGCTATCGTCGATGCTGCTTGTTGCCCCATGGCGGCAGAAAAAGCCGAAACGAGGAAACCCATCCAGGGGAGGAAAGTGAAACCGAATGCCGCCACCTTCAAAGCCCAGTTCTCATCATCTTGGTTGGCGCGCTTGTTTTCACCTTCGCGCTGCCTGTCTGATACCTCCATGTCAAGAGATTTCTCCGCCATGGAGAGAATACGATCAGCAGCACCTGGAAGAACTTGGTTGTAACCTGCGAACTCACTCACCGCAGGTAGCGGACCAGAGTGCATGAAAGCCTCAACCTGCGCCCCTGTGAAGGTCACCGTTCCTTCTGCTGATCCATCGCTTGTCTGATCGCTTTGCCCACGTTGTTCCACGCCTTGGTCTGCACCTGCTGTGCTGTCATCGGACTGTAGCTGCGCTCTGGCGGCTTCTGGGATACTGCTATTCGGTACCCGCGAGACACTCCCCTCGACAGCGTCCTGCTTATGCTTCTCGTTGCCATTGGGATCACTTCCTTCATTTTCATTCATAACGATACTAATACCACATGATCGTACGCTATGCCGTTACTCAATGATAGCCATGTCAACCTGCCAATCGCCTGAGAGCGATTCCTTCCCTGGCCGGCTTTTGCGGGCGTCCTTATTCGCCGTGCAATTTGTGGTTCATTTGTGGTTCACGTTCGTTGTATCTTATTGTTTTCGAGATATAAGAAAAGCCCCGCAGCCTTTGAGGCTGTAGGGCTTTCATGTGGCTCCTGCGACTGGGCTTGAACCAGTGACCGTCCGATTAACAGTCGGATGCTCTGCCAACTGAGCTACGCAGGAATGTCGTGTGTAGCATGCGCTGCACACAAGAAGTAGATATTACCGTCACTTTTCCAACAATGCAAATTGGCATGTTGCCCGTGTCACGCACACCTCAACAAGCCAAGTCCTGACTAAGCCTTTGGCTCGTCGCCGCGGTATCGGGCCATCATCTGAGACTGCAATTGCTGAGCGCTGGGCGGTGTCCAGCTCAGGGCATCGGCTCCGGCTTCCAACGTGGCGGCGATGCTCTCATCGGAAGAACCCCCTGAGGCGAGAATCGGGACTTCGGGGTGATGCGTTCTGATGCTGGCGACAACCTCCGCAGTTCTGGCTCCGGCAGCCACATTGATGATTGCCGCCCCTGCCAGAATCTTCTCCTCGGTGATTTCGTCATCCGCCGTGACGGTCGCCACCACCGGAATATCCACTGAATTCATTGCGGCCTCTATGGTCTCAGCTGGTGCAGGGGCGTTGATGACTACGCCCGCAGCCCCTTGCATCTCAGCCACCATGGCCAGCTCGACAACACGCGTCCCGGTTGTGGTGCCTCCACCGACGCCAACGAACAAGGGCTGCTGGGCTACGGTCAGCAGCGCTTTGGTAATGACCGGCTCACCTGTGAATGGGTAGACCGCGAGGATCGCATCGGCATTGGTGTTGCGGATGACCGCGGCATCAGTGGTGTAGGCGAAGGTACGGATCGTATGACCTTTGACGGTGATGCCTCCAGCTATGGCGGTGGATTCCGGAACTCGCGCTATCGGCGATGTCAAACGCCCTTCGATCCTTGCCGTTCCCGGTGCATTTCGGCTGACCGACGGGGTCGCGGAGTGCTGTTCGATAGCAACGGCTTCGCTTGAGGAAAACATTGAAATCGATGGTCTTGTGCTCATTGGACTTCT